GCGATGTCACCACTGAGGTTGTAGCCAGCGACATACAGATTGTCACCGAGCCCACTTTGCTTGGCCATTAGGGCACCTGCTCCCAGACGTCATTGACGATTAATGGCAGGAGAATGGTCATCACCCGGAACAGCTTCCCGTCCTGGTTGAGATATCCCGCCTGTGCGGACAGTGGCGTGCCCGCCTGGCCCAGCAGGTCGACGTTGCGCACGTTGCCGCCGAGGTCGAAGTCACCCGAGCACGCGGTCATCAGCGTGTCCACGGCCGCGATGAGGTTGGGGTCGATGGCGTCCTGGGGGTCAGCCAGCATGGCCGTGTAGAGCCTCACGTTGACCGCCAGGCGCGCGCTGGTGGCTGCCAGGCCCGATGACACCACCGGACCGATGCTGTCCAGCCAGACGGCCGCTGAGAGCCCGTTTCCGGGTGCGCTCTTCGGCTCGTGCCCGTTGACCCGCTCGAACAGTCCCGACGCGAGCGCGTGCGAGAGGATCGAGTCCAGGATTCCCGTGGCGTTGATGGCCATCAGCGCATCCGATCGAGGTAGCGGCGCAGCACTCTCTCAGCGACCCCCGTGGCCTTGCCACGCAGCGTCTGGACGGTCCGGCGGAAGGTGAAGTACCCCTTGAACCGGGTGGTGCGGTTCCGGGAGCCCACCCCTTCGAGCCAGGGTCCGTAGATCACGCCGGAGTCGTAGACCACGGAGTCACCACGCTGCCGGTCCGTGGTGATGTGCCGCTCGTAGTAGCCGGTGGGATGCCGCAGCACCTGGTCCAGCTCGGCACGGACGTCATTGGCGCCCTGCTGAGCGATCTCCCGCTCGGCGGCATCCTGGTAGGCCCGCACGGCAGCCGCAGCACGCCCGTCGAAGATGGGGCCGGACTCCTGAGCGCGAATCTCCATCGTCAGACCGCCCGCGCTCTGACCTTGCGGCCGTGCCTGGTGTACGCCTGTTCCCGGAGGTCACGCAGGCCCCGGCCGGAGGCTTCCCGGGTGGTGTCGCCGGAGCCGACGACGCGGGCGTAGCCGGAGCCCTCTTGCTGGACCGCGTTGAGGGCCTCGCCGATGACGAGCTGGCGCACCAGGGCTGGCACGACGTGCTTGGTGAGGGAGGTCGCGGTGGTGTGGGCGGCTGCCGTGGTCCCCAGCGCCCCACGTTCGACGGTGAGGGTGCGGGCGGCGTAGATGATGGAGCCGGTGTGCGCGGCCAGCACCGACCCGTCCCAGGCGCGCTTGACGATCAGGTTGGTCCCCGCGATGTCCACGATGAGCATGCGTTCGGCATCGAGCAGAATCACCTCGCCAACGGCGTAGGCATTGCCCGCGTTCACCGCGACCCCCACTTCGGCCACCGATGCGGCGAGTGGGGTCTGGAGGGTCTGTCCGGTGTCGAGCATCGAGCGGCCGGTCACGATCATGCGCTCGGTGTCACACCTGAGGATCTGACCGACCCCGATGAGTGCTGAGTCAGCGACGTCGACGGCGGTCTCGCTGGCGTCCAGGGCCTCGGCGAGCGCCCCGGCGGGGGCCTCATCGGCGCTGTAGCCGAACACGCCCGTCACGACGATGCTCCGCTGGTGTGTATCGCCGCCGCCGAACACGGCGTTACTGCTCAGGTCGATGTCGATGTGAGTGAACGGCGGGCCTGAGTTGGCGGGCTCCAGGAAATGGTCCGCCGCGACAATGGTCCGCCCACCGCTGGTCAGTGAGGACACCGAGATCAGCTCGTCAGCGTCCAGCCAGAGTCGCCCCGACCGGCCGTAGCGATCCCTCGGCGGCCAATCGAAGTACCGCGTTGCCTCCTGCGGATAGAACTTCCGGTGCAGGAGGCCCTCGGCTGACCGGGAAGCAGCCTCAATCTGTCGATCAACCTGCGCATTGTTACGCGCAGTCTCCTTTGAATCCAGAGCCGACTTGACGTCTTCTCTGGTGCAGTACCAAACTCCCACTTTGTGACGCCTCCTCGGCTGCTTTCTACGGGATGACGGACGGGGAACTTATGGAGTTGTGCTGCTCAGTAGCAGCTCAGAGCTTCTTTCTGCCGAACAGCCCCTTCTCACTCTTCTCATTCCGGGGTGCCTGCTCCGGGCTGCCAGCCGTCGTAGAGGCAGTAGAGGGATCCGTCTGGCCCTTCCCTGAGGGGTTCTCCGTCGTTGGGGCAAGCCTCTGGGACTCGCTCGGCGGCTGCTCGTCGTTCGTCTCGCGCTTCTCGGATGATGCTTCCGAGCTGTTCCCAGGAGATGGCTCATCACCCCTCACGATGTGGGCCGCGTCGGCAGTGGCGTCGGCCTTGTCCTGACCGGTATCCGGCACCACATTGGTCAGCGGAGGCTGGTGCGACTCGTAGAATGCTCGCGGAGCAATCTCTTGCTCCGAGTTGGGCTCGGCCTCACCGGCGATGGTCGGGCCACCGAACTTGGAAATCTTCGCCATCAGAATGGTCTCCTTACGCCTGCGGGTTCACGAGATTGGCCGGTGCACGCTGCACCGTCAGGTCTCGCAGGATGTAGAGCACGGCACCGAGCTGGGCACCCACGCCAACGTCGGCGACATCGAGCGAGACCCACTCATAGTCATCGGCCAGAGCGGTGGCCTCGACCTCGATGGCGATGATCTGCTGCTCTTCGGCGGATGTAGTGGCGCCACCGGGATCGACAATGGTGGCTGCCGCAGTCTGCGTCTTCTTGACCCACGTCTCATCACCGTCGAGCGTGGCCTCGTTCTTGAGGTAGTAGTGGTCGATGTCGGCCAGGTTCGCCGTTGTGCCACCCGTGGCAGCGGTGTGCTGCTTCAGGGTGAACGTGGGATCCTCACCAGCGGTACCCGCCGCCTTGACGATGACAATGGTCACACCACTCGCGTTGAGCAGGTGCACCCGCTTGCCCGTCGCTGCCGCAGCAGCCAAGTCGACCGGCACAATGCCTGCCGAGATATCGAAAGTACGCCCCAACGCTTCCATTCCTGTACCCCTATTCTCGTCTCAAGATGGTGGATCGGCTCCCGGCGCCTCCCACCACAGCAAACGCCGGGAGCCGAGTCTTACGCCCGAACGGCGAGCTTCACGAATGGTGACAGGGCAGAGCCACCATTCTTCGGGGTGATGGAGGTCATCAACCACGGCCGACCGTCCACCCGCTCGATCACGCGGAATGCGGTCATGTCGTTGCCGAACTTGTAGTGCGCGCTCGACGTGGAGGACATGACCTGGCGGTCACCGACCAGGTAGAAGCCGAGGTCCACGAAGTTGATATCGCCAGCCAATCCGAGCTGCGGCGCCTTCTCGGTGAAGATGACGGGACGACCCAGGATGGTCACCGGCGGCCCCTCGGCACCGTTGTTCAGCCACACCGCCGAGCCGCCCGTGCCGACGCTGAGCGCCATCGTGGCGAGCTGCGGGAAGGCGTCCACAGAGGCGATCCACACCGCGCGGCCCAGCGATGCGGGGAGCATCCTGGAGTACATCTTGACGATGTTCTCCCACTTGATCGTGGCCGCGACCTGGGCTGCCTCCTTGGCCACCTCGATGGCAGCGACGGCACGCATGAAGCCGAGGGGCTCGCCGACACCAGAGCCATTGATGAAGGCATCGTCCTCGTAGAAGCCGAGGGCCTCCGGGAAGATCTGGTCGATGAACGCCTGGAACGAGATGGCAGAGTCCGAGACCAGCTCGTTCGGCACCTCGGTGTAGGCGGTCAACTTCTTGGCGTCCAGCACGACCCGGCCGAAGCTGGCCTGAGACGCGGTGAGAGCCGCACCCTCTTCGGTCCAGTAGCCGACGATGCCGCCGTAGACGCTCGACACGTTGGTCGACGAGTCGATGGCCGGGAAGGGCACCCGCGCGGTCTCCATCGGGATCACCCGGGCACGGGGCCGGACGATGCTGGTCTCCAGCGCCACGCGAAGCAGCTCCGAGCGCAGCGTCTCCGGCACCAGGAAGCCACCCTCGGAGGGGACCGTCGAAGAGAAGGCGTTGCGAACGCGCTTCAGCTTGGCTGAGTTCTCCGGCGTGGTGTCGTTGTTGTGCCAGATCGTGCGGAAGTAATCAGCCGAGTTCTCGAACTCCTTGTCGATCGCCGCACCCATTGCCTTCGGGTTGTAGACCTGGGTCCGCTGGTTGGACACACCCTGGTTCGGGTCCAGGTTAACGCGCTTGATGTTCTCCTGGCCATTGTCCTTCAGCCATGAGGACAGAACGCGCTGGGTCTCCTCCTGGACCTGGGTGGCGATGGAGCTGTCCTTGTTCAGGACGGTCTTCGCGTAGTTGGTGATGAACTCACCGAACCTGGACTTGTCCTTGAACACGTCCTGCATCCTGCTGGTATCCCCGAGCATTTCCTCCAGCTCATCAGCGGAAGTGGGGATCACTGGTGCGGTCACTTTGCCGCCTCCTTCATTGCATTTCGGAAGATGTCGGGGTCGAACTCGAATGCTGCCTGTGCCGGGAGAACAGACCTCTTCGCCGTCACAGTCGGTGCCGGAGCACTTCGCCTGCCTGTGTGAGCAAAGATGGTGAGATCCCAGCTATCGTCCACGCCCTCCTTGTCGCTGTTCTTGCTGCCGACCTTGTCTGCCAGGCCGGCTTCCACGGCCTCGTCGGACGAGTACCAGGTCTCTGCACGCATGGCGTCGCGCCAGATCCCGACATCATTGCCTGACTTCTGGGCGTAGATGTCAGCGATGTTGTCGCTGCTCTTGTTGAGGAGATTGGCCATTTCGGCCATGTCAGCGGCATTGCCGATGCACAGACCGTGCGCGTCGTGAATCATCATGGTGGCGTTGCGGGCGATGATGACTTCCTGGCCCGCCATTGCGATGAAGCTCGCGGCGCTTGCTGCAAGCCCGTCGATGTAGCTGGTGACCTTCGCCTTGTGGTTCATCAGCGCGTTGTAGATGGCGATGCCGTCGAACACGTCTCCACCGGGCGAGTTGATGTGCAGTTCGATGTTGTCGACGTCGACGGTTTGCAGCTCCTTGACGAAGTCTGAGGCGGTCACACCCCAGTAGCCGATCTCGTCATATATCCATACTTCGGCCACATCAGCGTCGGCCTGGTTCTTGATGCGGTACCAGTCGGTGCGACCCTGCTTCAGGTTCACGACCGAACGTGCGGTCTTAAGTCGTTGGCTGAGCGACGGGTTGTCCATTGTCCCTCCCACGGAACCTCATCTGCGGCAGCCCCATCGCTGAAGCCACGTCGTCCGGGTCGAATCCGGCATCTATCAGGGTCTTGGCGGCACTGGCCCTGCTGGTGCGCTCGGCATTGTCCGCTTCCCTGTCGTCCGGAACGGGGTTGTCGTAGTCGAACTCCAGGCCCTGCCCGGTGGACCCGAACAGCGGCAGGAAGTCGTTGTTGAGTGCACCCTTGATACGCTCCAGGCGAGGAACAATCTTCCACCGGGCGAACACCACCTCACCGGCCTCGGCATTGGCACGGTTCACGTCCTCGACGATGCCCAGCATGGCGCGGTGCATGCCGAACGCCTCAAGAATGGTGTCCCGGTTGACCCGCCGCAGCTCCGTGAACTGCATGTCCCGCATCGAGAACTTGCGGTCCACCCACTTGCCCTGCTCCAGAATGGCCACGCGGTGCGCTCGACTGACGCCCCTGTGCTGCTCATTCCATCGCGTGGACATCTCGTCGAACTCGTCATCGGACAGACGCTTCTCAACCTCGATGACACCGCCGGGCTCGGCCGAGTTGAGGAAGAAGTTTCTGTTCCACTCGCTGCTGTACTTCGCCGAGTCGAGGTCGGTGAGCAGGGACTGCACCGGCCCCATGCCACGGTAGGGGTCCAGCGGGTTGGGCATCTTGAGCTGAATGACCTCATCCAGCCCGAGGGGCACCTTCTCGCCGTCAGGGCCGGTGTAGAGGTAGCCGCTGAGGAACTCAGTCGGATGCGGCACCGGCTCCATGCGGTCCGGGCGCACCGGCCACAGCTCCATCGGAATGGTCGCCCGGCTGTCGCGAGCAACCACCCACCACGCCTCGCCGGTCAGGTCGAGATGCTGCTGAGAGGTCTCAACGAACTCCTGGCGCGGGTAAAAGGCGTTCGCCTTGGTCCAGATGTCCAGCGCCAGGTGCCGGGTGACCTCTGTGCGGTCCTCAGCCAAGCCGGACTGTGCTGTGCGGTACAGCTTCCACTTGATCTGGCTCGTGGCATTCGACAGCAGGTGGACAATGGAGAACAGGGTGCCGACCGACCCCATTGCCCCCATCTGGGTCTCAGGGTTGTTGCGGTGGAACATCGGAAATGAAAGCCGCCGACTCGTCAGCGGAATGGGCGCCTGGTTGCGGAGCAGCGTGCCAATCGGTGATCTCATGGCCGAACCTCCCCATCGGCCAGGTACTCCACAACCAGGCAGCAGACACCCAGGACCAACAGTCCCAGGGCGATGTGCACGATCCAGGCCGCTGCGGTCAGACAGCCGAGCCCGACCAGGGTCAGGGTCGGGG